TAAACAGCTCTAAACGTAGACCACTACCCCCACTAAACGTACCATCACCATTATCTGTAGGTAGTTCACCAATAGTATTGTCTATAGCAGTAATCTTATCGGCAGTATTATCTGCTAAGGTTTTATAGTCGTCAGCTAAAGTATTGTACTGACCAGATATATCACTGTAGTTTTGCAGTAGGTCTTCATACTTTTCAGTATTGCTTGCAGTAGTAGCAGCTAGGGCCTGTATTTCACCGTATAAACCTGTGCTTTGGTCGCCTTCGGTTTCTGAATCAGAATCTTTTACACCTACTATGGTAGCTAGGTTGGCTATGTTTCCACTTGCTGTCTTTAAATCCGAAGAAGAAGCGGCAGAATTAACTGAAGAAATAAGGGTCTCTAATTTACCAACTATACTATTTTCATCTTCGGCACTGCCAAGTACAGCATTTATTTCATCAATGCCTAAGCCTTGGTTAAACAGCTCTAAACGTAGACCACTACCACCTTCATATTCTTGAGTCTCGTCGTTGAATGTGGGGAGCTCACCAATAGTATTGTCTATAGCAGTAATTTTTTTGGCAGTATTATCTGCTAAGGTTTTATAGTCTTGGGCTAAAGTATCGTACTGACCAGATATATCACTGTAGTTTTGCAGTAGGTCTTCATACTTTTCAGTATTGCTTATAGTGGTAGTAGCCAAATCATCAATGGCTTTAAATATCCCGTCCGCGGTTTTTGCAGGGTTATCTTCTGTTGCGTCGTCCTCTGATACAGCGGGAGACCCTATTATTGCAGTCAACGCGGCAAGGTCAGCTTGTTTAGCGAACGTGTCAGTAGACGAATTAATAGCTTCCAACCTACCGATAATGCTATTTTCGTCGTCTTCACTACCAAGTACGGCATTTATTTGGTCTATAGTTAGACCTTGTTCATAAAGTTTTAGAGCTAGTCCCGCGCCCCCTGAAAGAGATCCGTCGTCATTTATATCTGGCAAATACCCCAAAATTTGCTTTATGCCGGAAGTGGCTTGGGCATTTGCAAGGACTATATGTTTTGTAGCATCTAGTATTGTGGCGTAGCGCTCAGTAATATCACTGTAGTTTTGCAGTAGGTCTTCATACTTTTCAGTATTGCTTGCAGTGGTAGTAGCCAACTCATCAATAGCTTTAAATATACCGTCCGCGGCTTTTGCAGGGTTATCGTCTGTTGCGTCAAACACCGACACCGCAGGAGAACCTATTATTGAAGATAGAGCTGATAAGTCAGTCTGTTTAGCGTATAGGTCGGTAGCCTCTGCAATACTTTTTAACTTACCTACTACAGTGTCTGGATTATCTTCACTGCCGAGTATTGCATTTATTTGGTCAATGCCTAGACCTTGGTTAAATAGTTCTAAACGTAGACCACTACCACCTTCAAATACACCATCTCCGTCGTCATCAGTGGGTAGTTCACCAATAGTATTGTCTATAGCAGTAATTTTTTTGGCAGTATTATCTGCTAAGGTTTTATAGTCTTCAGCCAAAGCATCGTATTTATTAGATACGTCACCATAGTCTTCTAGTAGGGTTTCATACTTTTCAGTATTGCTTGCAGTGGTGTTAGCTAGCGCTTCTATCTCACCGAATATACCATCTGCGGCTTTTGCAGGAGTATCTGCTGTTGCGTCGTCCTCTGATACGGCGGGAGATCCTATTAAGTTAGCTAAAACATCTAAGTCCGCTTTCTTAGCTGAGTCTTCCGTAGCACTACTAATGGTCTTTAACCTACCAAGAATGCTGTCCGCATCATCCTCACTACCAAGTACAGCGTTTACCTGATCTAGAGTCAGGCCTTGGTCAAACAACTCCTTACGTAACCCACTACCACCTTCATACGCTTTAGTCTCGGCGTTCCATGTAGGGAGTTCACCTATAGCTGTGTTTATGTTGGTTAACGTACTATCTATGCTCCTCGATAAAGTATCGTAGCTACCAGATATGTCACTATAATTTTGCAATAGTGTTTCGTACTTCTCAGTATTACTTGCAGTAGTCGCAGCTAGGTTGGCTATTTCTTTGTATATCCCAGAGGGTTGGGCACCTTCTTTTTGGTCGTTGCTATCCGCTTTACCAATCAGGTTTTTCAGTTGGTTAGTGCTAGTCTTAATATTATTAACGTCGTACTGTACTAACTTTAATTTATACTCAGAAGCAAAGTCTGTTTTGTTAAGTTCTTCTAACGCACCTAATATACTGTCTGGGTCTTCTGCACTACCAAGCAAAGTATTTATCTGATCTAGGCTTAAACCTTGGTCAAACAACTCCTTACGTATGCCACTACCACCTTCATATTCTTTAGTCTCGTCGTTGAATGTGGGGAGCTCGCCTATTGCAGTTTTTACTTCGCCTATGGCAGTATTTGCGTCACCGACTGCTGTGTTATAATTGTCAACTAGGTCGGTATAATCCTCAGATATATCACTATAGTTTTGCAGTAGGTTTTCATACTTTTCAGTGTTACTCGCAGTAGTAGTGCTTAAATCTTCTATAGCTTTAAATATACCTGTATTTTCGCTTCGTGCTACGCCCGGCTCTTCGGGTGCGCCTATAATAGTGTTTAAGGCGGCTATGTCCCCAGACAGTGTTTTTATATCCCCGGGGACTGATTTAAGCGCTTCTAGCTTACCCACAATACTGTCTTCATCGGTAGCGCTACCAAGTAAAGTACTTATCTGATCTATACTTAAACCTTGGTCAAACAACTCCTTACGTAACCCACTACCACCAACATACACTTGTCGCTCGGCGTCCCATGTAGGCAGTATACCGATACTATTAGACATATCTTGGATCTTGCCATAGTGGTTAGTGATTATACGTTTATAGTCGTCAACTAAGTCGGTGTAGTCGCCAGATATATCCTTGTAATCTAACAGTAGGTCTTCATACTTTTTAGTGTTACCTTCTGTAGCGGTTTTTAGGGATTCTATCCTGCCTATTATGCTATTTTCATCATCTTCACTACCAAGAGTTGTATTTATAGTGTCTACATCTACACCTTGAGCTGCTAACTCACTTCTTAAAATTTCTATAGTGTTTTCAGCATCGGCAATGACTTCGTACAACCCAGTAGGCCCATAATCCTTATAAATGTCTGAGGGGGAATCCACTAGTGAAGCCTTAAGCTCATCTAGCTCGTCAATGTAGACCTGAAAGTGAAGCCCCGTATAGATTGCGTTGCCTAGGACTTGGTCAGTCATCAGTATTCGGGGGTCATCAGATGCCACCATAGCCTTGATTCTTTCTGGGTCGTTGGCTCTAAAGTATTCAAAAGCTTCTAGATCTTCGCCAGATAGGTTGTCCCTTACATATTGGTCAAGAAAGTTTAGGGCTTCACCTAAATCTGTGTTCCCCCCAAAATGAAACAGTTCCATTCGTGGATCGGCAAAATTCTCGTAGTATTTTTCCTTTGTGGTGACAACAGGAGTATCCTTGGCTCCCTCATTCAGATGATAGTATATTGTCGCAAGCATTAGAGGAGATGCAGGTACTTCTGTGCTAGCCTGACCCACGCCAGTTATTTCGCTTTGTTCAGTTAGCCTATCTAGTTGGCCAGCTAACTCTCTTATAGATGATTGTATAGTGCCGTCTGGGCCTAGGCTAAGGGCATTAACCGCATCAGTTACCTTCTTTAACTCCGCATTAAACGTGCTTTTCAGTGAGGACTCTACGTTAGCCAAAGCCTCATATATACCACTAGCGGGTTTCGCAGGGTTAGTATCAGTAGCATCATCTTCGGATACTGCCGGAGAACCTACTATAGTAGACAAGGCACTGATTTCACCTAGCATGCCGGTCATATCTGCGGTGGTAGCGGCGTTATCAATACCGTTTTGAAGTACTTTTAATTTGCCTACAATGCTATCTTCGTCGTCTTCACTACCCAACAACTCATTTATCTGGCCTATATCTAACCCTTGGTTAAACAGCTCAAGACGTAGCCCGCCACCACCTATGTATTCACCGGCATCGTTAAGTGTAGGAAATTCGCCGATAGCTCCATTAAGCAGCCCAAATTGATCATTGGCACTTTTTAATAGGGCTGAGTAGTTACTGGACATGGCTTCATAGTTGTTTGTTAAGATTTTGTAGTCGTCCACTAAACCTTTATACTGCTCCGTGTTTGCGTCTACGAGTGCATATACACCTGTGGCGGGTTTCTCAGGATTAGCATCAGTAGCATCATCTTCGGATACTGCCGGAGAACCTAAATTAGTTTCTAAAAACGTTTTTATTTCCTGAGCGTCGAGCCCTAACAATTCTAAATTTCTAAGTACTCCAGAACCATCCTCTCCTGCACTTCCCAGTATGTCTGTTATCGAAGTGTCACCGGCTTCTATGGCTGCATATATACCTGTAGCACCAACGAGGGGGCTGCTAGGAGAACCTATAGCTAGGTTTACATTGTCGGTTATTTCTTTTTTTACATTGCTTTCTATAGACGTTAGGCGCGAATCTACAAGTTTAAATCCAGTATCTGTCTCGGCCCTTAATGTTTCTATTGCAGGGGTTATGCCTTGTTTATTAGCAGCCCAAGTATTGTAGTTATTTTCCGCTGTAGCTTCTGCACTAGTAAGCCCTTGAGCCCATTCTGCTAAATCGTCTGCCCCAACTTCACCATCACCATTGTAATCATACGTTAGGTCTGCAGGGATTAACCCCTCACTCATCATCAATAAATAGTCACGTTCTGCCGCGACCTCTTTACCAAGATCAAAATCCTCGGTATAAGCCGGGAAATAGACGTCTAATATGTCAGTCTTTATGGCTGCAGCTGTAGCGTTTGTAGTGAAGTTTTGCAGCTCTACAAGTTTGTCATTTATGTTAGTCTCTAATACCGCTAAAGCAAGGTCTCTATCTATACCTTGTAGTTGCATAGCATTGTATATGTCCGCCTGAATACCGCTTGGCGCTCCCACTACTACTTCAACTTTATCAGTGCTTGGGTCATCGTCGTGGTCACGTAATTCTGTAGCAAATAGAGGCTGCCCAGTTACCTCATCTCGCAATACATTTCCATCAACGTCGTATTGGAATACAGGAGCCTTACCAAATGAATCTGCTATTCCTTGTATCTTTTCGTCAATCGTTCCTGTTAGGGCGGTCTCAAATTCTGCAAAAGTTGCATAGTCCCCTAGTATATCCTCCACTGCTTTTTTCGCATCTTGACCTGCTGCAGTAGCGTTTTCGCTAGCTGTTATAGCATCACCAACTAGCGCATATAACCCAGTGGCTACATCAGTCGCTGTTGCGGGAGTACCTAAATTAGTCGCAAGTCCCAGTAGTGTTGCTTCTAAGTCATCTGGTATCTTATTAGCTAATTCTGTTATAGCGCCTTCTAGGGCGGTTGTATCAAAATCAATATCTAGGTTACCTAGTATTTCGTATATGCCAGTTGCAGGGTTAGCATCTGTACCATCTCCCGGATCACCCACTAGGTTTTTTATTTCGGCAATCGCTACGTCTTGCAGTACGCCTTGCGCAGTTAGTTCACCTAGTAGTCCAGTGCCATCGTCTTGGTACACACCATCTTCAAAAGTTCCAGCCGTCCCAATCTTGTCTGTTATGTATGCAGTAAGGCTTTCAGGGTCTCCGTCACCAAGACCTATCTGAGTTTTTAGGTCTTCTAATATCTTAAACACCCCCTCTGGAATTACAGCATCAGGGTCACCAATTATGGTTTTTAGCTCACTAGAAACTTCACTACTTATAGTCCCATCGGCTACTAATTTATCTACTATAGCCTCAGCAAAGTCAGACTGAACAGAGTCTTTCTTAAATTGGTTTGCAACAGCAGTTTCAATTTGAACTTGTAGTATGCCACTATTAGTCGGGTCGTTTATAAGCGCATCCACTATTTCTTGAGGCGTAGCGCTAGGGTCACGCGCTAACAACGTTTCCATATCCTGCTGCAACTTCAATAAATCTTGACTGTTCATACCTAGTGATCCACCTATTTCGTCTATTATACCCGTAGGTTCATGTTTTGAGGCATCGTAATTTTCTAGTGCTGTCTGCTCTCTCAGCGGTAAATTAGCTATATACGCGTCTACATCGGCTTCTGATATAGCATTGTCATTGTTATAGTCAAACGTGCCAGACAAGACCGCCTCATCTCTGGCTATAGCTCTTATGTGTTCTATTATGTCATAGTGTTGGGCACTAGTGTAACCCGTACCAATAGCTTGTTCTCCGTAGGTATACACTAAATAGTTTTCTGCCGCATCTACTGGGTCTGATGAACCTGCCTCAACCGCCGCCTTTACCCAAGGAGAGGTAGAACTACTTTGCATAAACTCGATTACAGCACCTTCTGGTATGGCTCCCTGCATCCCCGCATCAGCGAACAACTTTCTAGCTTCGTCCGCTGTAAGGTAACTAAGGTCATCTCGTTGGTTTCCTACATCTATTTTTATTATGCCCACGGCTTGCACCACGGGGTCTGTTGAACCTACGTCTTGGGTGGTCATGTCGGGGATAAAGTTGGCTAAATACTCGTTAAAACTAGTAGACGACGATAGTTCTCGTATGTCTGAGTTAGATAGTAGAGCCGAAGTGAATACATTTCCTGTATACCCAGAAGTCCCCATGTCGTCAGAACCGCCGCCACCTGTAGGGTAAAATGGGGGTGGGGTAGTAAGTCCGTAAGTGACAGCCGATGTAGTGCCCCCAATCAATGCACCTACAACACCGTTTTCTATAATGTTGCCTTCAACATCTCTATCAGTAACCCCGGCATCATATAGCATCTGTTCGGTGAAGCCCGCCACATAGGCTTCCTGTACAAACTCTGTTAAAGACTCTTTTGTAACTACAGTGGCTAAATCTTCGACCCTATCACTTAGCTCATACAATATGTCGTTAGTGCCTTTACTAAGTACGCGGTTGTCTAGTGCAAAGGCACCAAACGGTGCAGTGGCGCCTAATATGACTATTGCTTGTGTGCCAGCACGTATAGCCATTTCTTTTGCTTTAGCGTCAATATCACCTTCAAACCCGATTCTTTCTAACTCAGACGCAACTTCGTTGTATGTGCCCACGGCAGTTTCACCAAAGGCTTCCGACAATTCAAGTGTTGCGTTAGCCCCTACACTAGCAGTAGAGCCCATTGACTCCGCTATGTCCTTACCTAATGCCTTAGCAGTTGCATTAGTTACTTGTTTACCCACAAATCCAGATATACCAAACGTCATAAGTTGGGGAACTAGCTCATCTCCAAGGAAGTACCCCAAAAACGCATCAGGTTTATCATAAAGTTCACCAAAAATTGCTTTAGCCTTGTCAACAGCGCCAGTCGCGGCAGCTATGTTTTTGTGCATCTCGGCGGTGTCTGCAACTAGTTCTTCGCTTAGAAAGCCCTGTGCGTACTGGTCTATCTGGTTGTGTATGTTAACGTAGTCATTATTAAATATTGCGTCTACGTCTTCCTCTGTTGTTAACAACGTTTCTTGGAATGCTTTTTGCGCGAGTTCGTCTGCTTCCTCAACGCCTTTATCCTCTGCAATCGCCCTCCTAAAAGCGCCATCCCTCGCAGCCATAGCTGGCATGGTTTTTATCCACGCTTTCATTGCAGCTAACCCTGAAGCTACAAAAGAACCAATTTTTGTGGGGGCTCCTACTACAAAATTAGCTTGGAAATCTACGTTATCTTTTGCTTTCTGTATGTCGCTTACTAACTTTTCATAGGTTTTTTGCTCAAGCTCACTATCGAACGCCTTTTGGTTGGGGTTATTTTTTAGTTTCCCTGCGAAATGACCGGGTTCATGACCCTGTTCTATTTCCCATGCAGCTAGAGCGTCTTCTGCGTCAGTTACCATTTTTTGCGCCCCTTCCATCCATGTTTCTGCAACACGTAGTGCTAGGGGTTTGTCTAAGTCTGATGGTACGTAACCATCATCCATTTTTTGTTCTAACTCTTTTAGGTAGGTTAACTCTTCCGCTTCAGGGTGGTTTTCTTCCAACATGTCAATATGTAAGGATAACGCCTGCTTATCATCTAAATTATTTAAAACTGCTAACGTAGCTGTAGGGTCTGTTTTAATACTAGACATTAAATCTAGTGCCATCCCTTTAGACTCATAAACCCTACCACTTTCCAATGGCGCCGTGCCGTCATCATTTAATTTATATCGCTCAGTGCCTGACTCATTGTATTGATAAGTTACAAACTTTTGCTCTGAATCACTCCATTCAGTATAAGTAAAGCCATCGCCACCAAAAGTCGCTGCTCCGTCGGGGTTTATATTGAAGTTAAAACCACTTTGGTCGAATAAACGTGTGTCTGAATCATAGCCCTCGTTAATTAGGTCGTTTAGATAATCACCTATTTGGTTAATGTTAGCCTCTTGTATCTTTATATCAAGCGGGGTTATAGCTTCAGCCACAACTTCGTCAGCATGTATCCTCGGTTCAGCGAAGAAGTCAACAATACTCTTACCATCAAGCGTACCTTTGGTAAGTAATTCATCGTTATATGCTTGTAGTCTTGATAACTTGTCTGTCCCCCCAGTAGTGGCGGAGTTTGTATAGGCGAGGAAGCGCAAAAAATCTTGGCTCAACTTTTGCAAAGATTCTGGCGTGTGTCTATGTATAGTTACTCCCATAGCATCAAATACACTAGTTAGAATCTTAGTAGCTTGTGCGCTGTAAAGAGCGTTATAGTCTTCGAGGGTGGTGGGTTCCCCTGCAGCTAGATCTTCAATAAACAGCTTCGCAATATCTTCTTTTGTATCGGTTGCTTCGAGAGACGCGCCACGCGCCATTGCAAGATTGAGGTACTCAACATAGTCAAAGTCTGGGTTTAACTGCTCTAGAGTTGCTACGTAAAGATTATCAAATTCTGGCTGTAGTCTAAGATCGCCTGCGGCAGTTTCGGCAGTTAGGGTATTTCTTGCGCTGGTAAGCTCCGCTTTTGTATTATTGTATGCTTGAGGTATAGCGTTTATTTCAGCGGTTAATGTATTTATTTGTTGTATTATTGTGGGTGCGGCAGAGACGTATTGGCTGTTAAACGTTTCGTAGTTATTCACATCAGCTTCAGTGGCGCCCGGCTCAGTTGCTAACCTAAACAGGCGCGCACGTTCATCTTTCATGTCGTCCAAATCCTTTTGGTATTTATCTCGCTCTTTAAGTTTATCTGCGTACTGGTCGTCGTACCCATCTAACTCGTTTTGTAGGTCAACAGTTTCACCGTATTTTCCAGTTATCTTATCGCTAAAGTCTTTTATAGCATCTACAAGTGCATCCCCATCACCACTATCAACTAGCTTTTTAATCGCGGCGACTGATGCGTTGGCTATGGTGTCTAGAAATACACGTCCCGGGGCTGGCCCATCGCCTATGGCAGCGCCTACTGCGTTTCTTACAGCCTGCGTTAAAATTGGGAGTGGTATGGCATCCGTTACATCGGAGTCTACCTTACTTACAGCATCCATAGTTACTAGGTTTTTAGTAAATATGTTTTGGCGTTGTTGTAATGTAGTGTCACCACCAGCTAGTAGCTCTAGACCTATAGCCTCTTTTAAAGAATCTTTAACGCCGTCACCTAGTTCATCCCACGTAGCTTTACCTGCTTCACCTATGCTATCTACAAACTTATTAACTGAGTCCTCGAAATTCTCACTAACTCCGGGAATTTCACTTATGTTAGTAAATTTACTCATCCCCGATACTACGGTATCCTTTAGCGGTTTAAATACCACTTCGTTTAATTTGTCTACTGTAACATCCAATGCAGCCTGAACACTGCCTAGAGAGTCCATAACCACATCTGTAGATTGTTTAATTATTTCAGAAAAATTTGTTGCCTCGTCTATCTCTTCTAACATATCCATAATGTCACCGAACGCCTCTTGGAATGCAGAGTCCTCAAGGTCGATGTCTAATATAGTGTCTAGCCCGTCTCTCAAGTCCCCTACTAGCGTTTTAATGAAGGTTTTCGCTGCAGCAAATGTATCGTCTCCCATATCCTCAAACAAATCTACGACTCGACTACCTACTGCCCCAGCGGCGGCTTCTTCAAAAGGTACGCCCCTTACTACCTGAGTTGTTACATCAAATATATCGTCCATGAGGGCGTCATTTATCTTAGACGTGTTGAGTCCCAGAGCATCCAGTCCTGATTCAAAATAGTCTTGACCAAAACCATCTAACAGTATGCCTATAGCATCATTTTCGTTCTTCGCCTTTGCAGCATTTATGACCGTCATGGTCTGTTTATAGTTAAGACTTCCAAACCCTACATCAGATATAGCCATGTCATAAGCGGTCTGGTACGCTACGTCACCCATACTAACTACAGTTGTCCCTACAAAACCATCGGCTACTGCCTCCGCCTCAGCAGCTTCACGAGCAGCCTCACCTGCTTTTTCGGCGTCTGCAGTTGTAGCGGGCTTTTTCAAGTTGCCACTAAGTTTAGCAGCGGAGACGCCTAGGCTAAGATAATCACCTAGGTGTAAAGTTTCCCCTACCGCGGCCCTAAATGCGGTAAACATAACATTTACAGCGGGGTTTATAGACGCTAATATTCTTACAAACGGGTTGTTCCATATTGCCTCCGAGGGTGGTTTTTCCCAATACATGGGCTGCTCTACCCACACCATAGTGTACGACCCCACGGGAGCATCTCCCTTAGACAGGTCGTAAAACCACCCTTCTCCCCTATTCTGCTTCTGCGTGTACGTGCCATGTGAACCCTCAAGAGTCAACTCATCGTTACCAACAGCAAAATGGTCGTACTCTGGCATTTCCCCCTCAAAATACTTTTGGCTTGTGGGACGCGTCTGAAAGTTTTGGCCCGATATTTGGTGGCCGTTTATCGTGCCTATAGGTTCTGTCGTAAGGAAATCTTGACTAAGGTCGTTCTCCGGCATTTTCATGTACAAGCGCGTAGGGTCAAACCAAAGGTAATGAGGCTCGTCTTCCCCCCACGCTTCGTTGCCGTTCAGCTCGTCAGGACTAAATTCTATTCTGGAACCGTTAAGTTTTACGTGTAAGTCCCACAAGTCTTTCTCTTGTGCGCTACGGGTATCATTTCCTTCGGGGGGCTCTTTTAGGGCAACGTTTTGGTTGTCCCTTAAATCGTAGTATTTATCTCTATCTGCAATAGTAAACCCTCCTATCTCAGTTTCCTGATACAGAGGTAGCTGCGCTTCTAGTAACTCTTCAAGCCATGCCGTTTGGTATATACCCCAACCTACTACTTCAGCGTCAAACTCTATACCACCTACGGGAACCCCAGTCGCGCCATTTATAAGTTCTGCATTTAGTGAACCAGACTGAAAATAGTTCATGCCGGGAGTGTAATTGTTTCCAGCGCTGTCTCTACTCATACTACTAAGCACACTTTGGCCGTATGTATTTGAATACCCCGCCATATCATAGTTAGGGTCACGATCCATTGAAAAATTATCGCTGTCCTTGGGGTGCGCATTCGCAATAGCATCCCTCACCCAAAGATATACCGTTTCTTTATCTGCCCAGTTATCTATTAGGTTTCGGTGACTAGCCCAATCTTTTATTTCATCTAGTACGGCATTTGCCGCCGCCTCCGCAGTGTCTTCACCAACGTCGTCAAATGATGATTCACCCAACAATAGGGGCACTTCTGCCAATTTTAACCTATGCAAAGCGTCTCGCTGCAGCCAAGTCATATCATTAGGGTTAGCTTGATATGCGGCAAGCGCATCGGCTAGCTCGTTTAGGTAGTTTTTAGCTGAATTTTTATTGTCCCAAGTAACTCTTCCATTAACCGTTAGGTTCTTGTCCGTAGTTAAGCCACGTATTACTTCAGGGTCAACCCCAAGAATGCCTGTCTCGTGTTCTAGTATGACTTCTCTAGTTAACGCCCTAGCAAATACGTCTAGCATTTTGGGGTCAGCGCCGTATGTTTGTATTTCTTTTGTGTTCGCGTCTCGCTGCTGCCACTTCTTTCTGAGGTGGACAGGCATACCTTGCATGATTTCTTGAGCTACGTTAAACCCACTCCTAAGCGCTATGTCCATATACAGAGCGCCAATTTCTTCTAAAGGGATGTCAGTATGTACGCCTTCTACGTATTCTGGGGGTAGGGGTTCTGGCAGACGTTCAATATCAGAGCCCTCTATTAAGGGCATACGTTTATCAAACATCTGATAGAGTGATATAGGACTTCCTACAGAATCTCGCCCCATCATAATTTCAAAACTTTCAGATTGACTTCCGTGACCCCCGTATGCATCCCCTGTGGTATATACCCGAAGGAACCGGTCAAGAAGCACATCTATGTTGTCTGGGTCTAGGGAGAGGTGACCCTCGGAAATGCTTCCATACTGCCAATTTAGATAACCAAAGACATCTGCGCCGCCTTTAGAGTCGGGGTTAAAAGCCCAAGATGAGCTAGTCTTTCCGTCAACAGTCCAAGAGGTTCCCTCCTCTTCGTATAGTCTATGTTTCGCGGATCGCGGGTCTGTCCAAGTCCCTGTATCGCGTATAGACTTATAACCTTCTATTATTTCGTCTTCTGTAAGAGGTAAGTTATACCCTTGAAAACGAAAAGTATCGCGGATAGTTTCTGCCCCAGTAGTATATAGAGTAGGAGATGCTGAGAATGAGGTATCATACTTATCATTACGCCACCCCATTGCGCCATCTTCTTTAATCCCTATAGTAACACCTATCCGTCTAAGAACAGGTTGGCCCAAAGCGTTTAACAGCACGTCTTCTTTATTGTTACCTTTCGTTACGTACTCAAACCCAGAAGGGGCCGATCGGATGCGATAAATTGATATTGTTTGGCTCATTGAAGCCCCTATGCTGGGTCAAGAAATGCGAATTTATTATATATTCTGTTTCCGTCTTCGTCGTCTTCCCCAACATACTGTTGCATAAATAGGGTATCTATATCAGTTCTTCCAGATAACGAAGTTTGAAGTGTAGCCAAAGCAGCATTTGCTGCAGGCATATCATCTTCAATTGTAGAGTCTACTACATCTACAGGCTCGTTAGCCACTATTTTTGTATACCCTATTTGTATCATACTGTGTTCTCCACATACCCACTAATACTAGTTATAACGGTGCTTAGGTTGGTTATACTAGACACATGGTCAAACACTATTCTAGTCTCGGTAGCCGTGGTTGACCTACCAAAACTAAACACCAAAGGAAGTTCTATGGTCTGATATGCGGTAGTAGATCCTATTGTTACGTATTGGTTGTTAAATCCTAAATCGTTTACAAAGGTACCTGAACTAGCAAAATTCACAGTGCTGTAAAAAACTTCTACCCCATTGTACGCAGTGGTGGCGTCAGGAAACTTTGATACTCTAAAATATGTCCTGTCATTCACGCTATCGTAATAAACACCAACAAAAGCACCTAGGTTAGCTCCCGTAGAGCTAGTGCCTACACCACCTCGGTTGCTAGCAAAGCTCGAAGTCTTGTCCCCTGACACATAATACCAAGCGTTATAACTGGAAGGGGAAGAAGAGTAAGTTGCTGTTCCCAAAGAAAATCCAGCATTAGTTTTTGATTTTATAGCTACTTTGATATTCCACTGGTGGTTTTCTTTTATTGAACTAGAACTACTATTATAAAACCTAACCCGTATTGCAGCGTTTAGCGATTGCGTGGCCTCATTACCCCCCGGAGGAGCTGGAATGTCTGGCTCATATATTGTAACTGCAGATGTGGTAGATATACTTTGCGTGCCCGTAGTGCTGAAAGCATGTTTGCTACTAAACGGCCCACTTATTTTTGCAGAGGTTACAGCATCATCAGCTATCTTTGCTGTGGCTACAGCGTTAGTTGTTAGTTTATTAGTAGTGATGATAAAATCACCTAGTTGGGTTGTGCCCACAGAGTTGTCCGCTAACTTAGTGTTAGTTACTGCGTCATCAGCTATTTGTGCTGTAGCTATAGTCCCACTTAGACTAGATGTAGGGTAGTTAGTAGCATCGCTTAGATCAAATGCAGGGGTAGCATCCGCGCCCCCAAGAGACAGTTGAACACCACCATAAGAGACAGTGGAATTAGATAGCTTTGCATTTTCTATACTCCCAGCGAGTTGCGCATTCGTTATGGGGTTCGCGGTTATATAGTCGCCCACCTTGGTGTCAAAAGACACAGTAGTTGCTATGTTACTAGCGTCACCCATGAATATGTTGCCATTATTTAGGTTAGGTGTAGCATTTGTACGTCCTGCCCCCATTACCTTCACAGAGCCCGCTGAGGCGTGTGACCTAGTAACTTTGGCTATTTTTTGTACAGCACTAGATTCTCCTGTTGGAGCTGTAGATACAAGTGCACCTGCTGTAGTGCCTACAAATAACTCGTCACCCTCTGAATAAGATGACGTATCTATGCCAGATAACGTACCAAACGTGTATACCTCAAGGCTGGCGTTGTTACTAACTGTTATAGCTGCTAACCCAAATGCGGGCATTTTAGCGGAATCATTGGCATCTGCCTTACTAACAACCGTAGTGTTGCCCGATATGCCTGATATATAGACTACATCGCCTTTCGTTAAATCTTCTCCTGCCTTAGCCTTGAATACTACCGCACCACGTAGGTCGCCAATAAACTCGGTGGCTTGGACATTACCTACTACGTCTAACGCTTCTGAGGGGGTGGTTGTAAGTATCCCGACTCTATTGTTTACCGCATCAACATACAACGTGTCAGTGTCCACTACCAACCCACCAACAGTCAGCGTATATTCTGTAGTATCGTTTTGATCTTTTCGTAGGTACCTAGCTTCTAACTTAGAATCGGGTATAGAGCCATCAATGATGTCACTGGTATCAAATTGCAGCGCTTGACGTAACGCCTCATCAATTTCTTTAAAATACAACCTAAGAACTAAGTCTTTATTGTACATGTATGAGGCATTGTACTCAGTTGGGGGTTGTGGCAACGCAGGTACAACAAAAGTTTTTGCCGAGTTACGTATTTTGGTAGCCACTAGTTTTTGCCTCTTCTACCATCAGGGCGCATGTTTAATCTAGGAGTACCTAACTTCCATTTTGTTCCGGGACTACTGCAAGATAATTTAAGTGCCAACTGCCTGCCTCGTATACGTACATATAACAGGGGGGTGTGTTCATCAAGGTCGTATGTTTGATCTACCTCCCCAGCATTAGTACCCCCTTCAGATAGTGGGTTGTTATTGTCCAATCCGGGTTCGCTAGATGGTAGTAAGCTCATAGTAACCGTGCCTCGAGTGGTTGACCCTATAAAGGACAAATCAGGAATTATTTTGTCTATAAACGTAAAACTATCACCAGATTCTATGCCAAACTGCCCAGAGGTTATATAAGAGTTTATTGGCCTAACAGAGGCGTAGTTTTGCCCATCATTGTTACCATTTTCGTGTTCGACCAATGTGTATTGACTAGTGGCCGCAAGAGGATAATCATTTATGGGGGAGTCGAACCAAGCACTACGATCCAACTCTCCGAAATACCAAACTCCATCTAAATAGTTATATACCACATACTTGTCAGGCGCTATTTTAGTTGTGTTGTTTGTTGACACATAAAACCACCATATTTCGTGGAACTCTTCTAGGGAGCCTGCAAACACCTGCTCATATTGCCCTATATCTAACTTACTAAACACATACTCTTGCACAGTACAATCTAAGGGCTGTACAACCCCATCATATTTATAGAACTTGCCTTTGCCCATCCAATAGGCGACTCCGTTGGCGTACGCAACGGCCTTCGATGACGCTACTGATAGATTCGACCCAACCAACTGAGAACCCCATACCACTGGTGCACCAACATATTGCAACGAGTACAGCGCAGCATCGGTGAAAACCAATATTTCTTGTCGTGACTGTATGGCAGCTACTATTTCTGTACCTTGCGATAGTTGTAAATCTCCAGCTTGGTTAGTTGAGCGTGGGCGCCAATCATAAGCGTTTTCTTGATCCGACCAACGCAATAATAGTGGGTTTTGTACCTCTGTAGCATCTCCAAACGCGTTACACCCAAAAGCAAACACAAAACGGCTAGCATCCGATACTAATAGGTTATCTTGCACCACGGGCACCTCTGCGGATAGCTCATACTGTAAATTGACGCTATTTCCCCCACCAGTGGTTGTGCTAGTAGCTACAGTGCCTATAGATTCAGTAGTGAACGTGCCCGCTGCTTCGTCTACAGAAAATATCTTGTGTCTAGTATTTATAATATCTGTGGTCAGGTTCCCTATGGCAGTAGCGCCAGAAATAGTTACGTGCTGTCCTGCTTTATAGACCCTACTTAAACTAGCATCTGTAACAACAAGGCTATTCGAGTCTTCAGTTACACTTATAGGGTCGGTGTTAAAGGACAACGTTTGGTTACTACCAATCCCAGTAGTCATTGCGCTTAGTCGGAACACCGTAGGGCTTTCTATCCCAGCAACAGTGGCTCCTGCCGGTATGTTAGCTCCCGATACAGTAGCGCCAACTACAATGTTAGCATTTTCTGGGTGAGTAACGCCCTTAGAGCCGCTTAAATAACCACACCCGGTCTGTTGAAAAGATGCGGGTATGGCTGCCCCATTAGTAACGTTCTTTAGTGGTGTAGCTCTTGTCCCTGTGCCTGCACTTGAATCCCAATAATATAGCTCTCCACCACGAGGGCCTATGATTAGGTCTTCACCATAATTAGCTTGGTTCCATATACGTATAGCTTCAGAACCATCACTGTCCCCGTTATACACACCACCATTCCAAGGCAAAGAGTTCCACCCTCTAGTAGGTATTTGGAAGTCCGGCCCTACATTTATTTGGTACGCAGCAACTACTGAACCTCCGCCCCCTGCAGGAACAGTGCTTGTAGCCGTAGTATCTACTACAACTGTGTATTTACTTGTACTAACTATTTCTGTTATGACATGCTCTTTGTTTATGTCTGTGTGTGGTATGCCACCTACATCACCATTGGGCACTCCAGATATAGTTACATAACTACCCAAAGTGGCTCCATGATTGGCATGTGTTATTTCTATGGTAGTGGAATCGTCGGTAGTTTTTATTGGGTCGGTACCTAAAGTAGCAGTAGTACGTAAAGGCGTAATGTCATAGTAGTTAGTGCCTGTCTCTACCATGAACTTAACATTTGTGCCTAACCCAGTGTATTTTACAAATCCAAGAGTAACCCACTGATGTAGCGATCTACAAACACCCGTAAAGGTATTTTTACCTAGCGCTTGCCAGCCCCCTATCTGCTCAGGATAACCTTCACGAAACCGTATCCGGTTACAATCGTACCAACCCGCTTCATTAGTATATTTAGTTATTTCCCTATTAATACCCGGGTTAAACTGGACTTTATTAAATGGCATATTAGTATTTCCAAGCTACTGGGGTAGTCTCCCGCGTGTCTACATGTACAAAGGTTTTAGCCACACCAATACCGTTGAACCCCATAATACAAGCATTACGTATAATAGCCATACGCTGCGCCCCACCAGTTACTTTGATGTCACAGGCGATACCCTGACTGTGGGTGCCGGGTTTTTGCTTGCGTTTCTCTATGCTGTGATTAGGCGACCTGTACCCACTAGTTATAATAAACGGAAACCCACACACCTCACGAAGAGCATCAAGTTTCTGTAAGAAGTCAGGGCACATCTCATTCTCGCCAGTTTCCTGACAGTTAAAATCTTCTATCTTAAAATACTTTAAATTCATTTTCTTAGACTCATTAGTTTGGAAACACCTTTAATACCAAAACTAGAACTTATCGCTATAAATAGCAAGTATTGGTACCACTCTGGTAAACCTGAAAGAGCATCAAAACCTTCTTTAACTCTATCAATAACTGTAAGATCATCGACCACAATAGCATACCCCACCATAAACACGGGTATCGCTAACACAATAGTCCAAAATTCGTCTTTCCAGCTATGAGCAGAAGCATCAGCCATTTTAGCTTCCCAGTCACCATCGTTCTCAATGACCTTCATCTTGGCTTGATGTTTAGCTTGTTTCTCTTCCGCTTTATTTTTTAGGTAGCCCCCAGCTATATTAGCTATAGGGCCGATAAGATGTTGTAACATATATATACCTCACTTTAGAGGGTTAGATAAGTAGTCCATACCGTCCCAGAGATCTTGAATCTCTTTCTTAACTACCTTTACGTCATCCTCAAATTCTTTTATTTCTTCTGTAACTAACTCAGCTTTTTGTACTACAGTTTCCATTTGAGTTACTTTTTGTTTTAGTTCAGCTATTTCCTCTTTGAACTCTAACATCTTTGCGTAATTATCTTTGATGGTAACTAAGTTAGTACCTAATTCAGCTAGTTTACCTTGTAACTGAGATACATTGTTATCTTCTAACTGCGTCTCAATAAGAGATATTTTCTCTTCAATAGGCGCTACATCAGGTATTACTCTAGCTTCCACAGACTCTAGTCTAGAGTACAAACTACTTGCTGTCCATACACCACCACCAATAGTAGAACCAATAGCTAATACTACAGCAATCCACGCTCCTTTGAACGTCTGACCACCAATAGTTAGTTCACTATCTTCAATACCCATTACTCACATTCTCCAGTCATAAAGCACTCATAACCTTGCGCTGTAGGGCCCGTTAGGTAGTATTCTGACTCTTGCCCAGCAACTAGTATGTCCGTACTAGTAACATATAAATCTAAACCAAAAGCATCAGTGCCGTCTAGCAATACTGCTGTACCATTGTTTGTACCTGCCCACTGCATAGTTACCCATTTTTGGTTAGCATTGTAAGATAGGGTGGCTTGCTCAGCTGTAGTGTTGTTGTTCTCAGCACCTTGTTGTAAGAAATCTACCGCATCAGCGTTTTCGGCAACGGCAATAAAAGCACTAGCGTTGTTAGCGTGCGTCTCAATGTCATCTATAGACTGGTTATAAGTATTAACTTCTTCTTGGGTAATAGTTAGTATTTCTTGGTTATCAGCCACAAAGTCTTGTACAGCCGCTTCTTCATCTGGAGTGGCCGCAGCTTCCGCTACCTCAGCTACTTGCACCACTTGTACCATCTCTACAACAGCTTCGGTAAACACATCCACTGCTTGATCCATAAGCTCAAGTTCAGTTTCAGCACGTTCGTTTAGGACAGACTGGACATCACCATAAGGCATGTAACTAGCCATATTAAAAAGAGCATCATTGTATGCTTGAATCTGTTCGGTGGTGATATGCGCGGACTCTGAAACACTGCCATCAGACATAGAAGTACCAAGATAAGAATACTCAGTGGCAGAACCAACATACGCAATTCCACTATCAATTTGATCTACAATCGCAGATGACGCATTGATTAAATTATCCAACTCACTTGAGTGAGCTGCGGAACCTATCACTAATAGAGCTAATATCTTCTTCTTCATCATCGACGCTTTCTCCTATCTTTAGAATTGTATTGTACCACTCCTTTGTCTTTTTACCGTAGTCTGGTATGTAAGTTTCAGGATTCATTTTCATTATAAGGAAAGCTCTTTTACCTACAATCAGCTTACCATTTGACAATATAGGGCATGGCGTACCTGATATAAACATAGCTTTCCACACATCTACTGACTGACACATTCTAGCTACAGCAGCCACTTTCATGTTCAAATCAGATAATACTTTAGCGTCTCTACGTCTGTTACATTCAGGGTCAACATCATAACTACCACTACTGATTCCAACACCTACAGTCTGTAATGACCCTCCTGCACCTTTTAGACAAGTGTCCATGCCATTACTCATGTAACTAGGACTAATCGCACTTCCTACAGGCATTTCACTACTAGATCCTGCACCGTTATATGTATTAGATACTGACTTGTCTTCCGTGTTGTTATTACTATTTACGCTACTACCATCACCATTATATGTATTTAGTGATCCATCTTGCTGGTTTGCTATAGCAACTGATGTAAATAATAGTAAACAAACTTTAAAGTAAATTCTGAGCAATTGCGTCTGCCCCTAAAATTACTGGAAAAAGAAGCCACAACAAACGTTCAATACTTCTAAACTTATGCATACCCTGATCTAAACGCTTGTCTACAGTATCTAGTTGATATTGTATGTTTTCCATCCTAGCCGCACACTCTCTTTCATGGGCTTCTAGTTTAAGTAGGGCTTCTTTATTCGTATCCATGACTAGCCTCTCCTAATGTTTTTGGATGTACCAAACACTTTTCTTGCTCTGACCGTACCATTAGTTGCTTTTGCATATACTTCAAATTCCGTGGCTGCGGTATCGCTGTTTTTAACGATTGCAGTTGGGAAGTTAAACGCTTGTTCCGATGACTGTGGACTAAAAAATGAAGCGTCTGCGTCGGGATCGTAGGTAATTTGATACTCTCTTTGTATGAGAACTTCATCCCCCACCGTGTTCCAACCATCAGTAGCGTAGTACACATTATCTCCAACACCCAAGCTAGTCAGCGTAGTATCTGGAGTAATTTGTCCAAACACTATGTCAGTGCGGTCATTTCCTGAGTCATAAGAAAAACTTTCTATGCTTCTAGGAGTGGTAGAATTCGTGGGAGAGTTATTGCCCCATATTTTAATTGCGTGGCCCAACTTCTGACGTTGGTCTCCAGCAATAGAAAACTGATAGTAATAATTACCAGCCACACCGTTAACTTTTGCAGGAGCTACAGTTATAGCGCCCAAAACTGCGCCTGTGGCTACTTTTGACTTCTTAATTATTTTAAAGGTAATATTTGGGTTAGTAGTGGAGCTAGAGATCATTACAGTAAAAGCCACCCCCAAATCCAGAACATGAAAGTCTGTGTCACTGTTTCCCGGCACACTAAACGAGGCTATTTTTGTGTAGCTAGAACCAGCCAATATGTAGGGGGTTTCAGTTGCTAGGCTAGCTTCGTTAACATTACTCCATTCAAGCGCCTCTATCGGGTAGAAAAATGAACCATTATTGTCTACGTATGCTTTGATTGACTGTTGTGAGGCTACTGACGTTGCAGAATTACCAGCCATGTCGTCTTGGTCAAGAAACCCTGTTATCGCCTGACCACCTGCAGTTATCTTCAAGTTGTCTATAGTGGCAGTATGCATAAGCATTGCAGACGAAAAATTAGTCTGCTCATCAACATTAGTACCATTACAAACAACGTTATCTTGCACTGCTGTAGGTATTGTAACGCCTGTACCGCTAGCAGTTTTTACTGTTACGTCATGCCCTGTCTCGTTAATAACACAATACGTCTTACTGCTAGCAGGTACGATTACTATGCCCGTAGCATCCGTGGCTATCTGACTGCTAGTATCGGTTAACCTAAGTATAGCAGCTCGTGCTTCAGAAGTAGTGCCGTTTGCCTCTGTTAAAGTATGTGTGTTAGCTGCGTCACTGCCCTGACCCCAAGTGTTGATAGTAGCCATACCTGCAATGGCTTCTTCCACCATATCAGTAACTTCGTTGTTTACTGTATTACCCCAGCCAGTATCACCTGCGGCGGGCTTACCGAATTTAAGTGTGCCTGTGTATGATGTACTCATTATGTAATCCTTATAAGTGCTGCAGTAGACGTATTAGCTGGCATACCAACTGTAAACGTACTGTTATTGCTTGTTTTATCGTCGCCAAAGTCTAATACCATGACAGCTCTATTGTTATCGCCGGTAGTATTATATATTAATGCACCTCTAGCCGTAAAACTACTACTTGCCCAAGTAGCGTCCTCAAAACCGGTAAAACCTACACCATCACCGCTAGAAGGATTTATTCTTGTAAGCGCATACCCACCCGCAGTATACCCTGCGCCAGATACTTCATTATCTGTAGAATACACAGTAGTGTCCGCATTTAACGTAGCAGCGCTAGTATACAAGGCTATCTTAAAATTCTGAGAGCTAAAATCATGTGTGCCCTCTAGTAGCTCTTTCTTAAATGATGTACATAATACTTGTGTAATGGCCATTTATTACCCCTCTCTCTGTGGTGGTTGTGCAGGAGCAGGTACAGTCAAAGGTTGTGCTGGAGCTGACCTCGGTCTAAATGAATCTTGTTTTAATTTAACATTTACAGTATCAACTAATGGTTGCAGGGATACTACGAACTGTTGTTCATATAACTGAATGATGTCTGGCTCTGCTTTCATAAACCGTGCAGCTTCCACTAAAGTAGCATTTAATAACGCTGAATCGTAGTTTACGCCTAACCAAGGTTGTTGCTGGCTTGTAGAAGGGTTAATGTCTACTATAGAAAGTGGTTGGTATTGGTACTCGAATACAATAGTAATAGTAGCATTAAACCTAGGGGCAGTCTCTAGTTCTAAACGCGCTCCAGCTTCGTTGTTACTGAAACTATTGGTGAGAGCGTAGTATTTTAACTTGTTGTCCGTAAGCGTGCTCTCTGGGCTTTCAGGATACGCTTCACGCATAAACTGCACCGATTTTGGGATTAATGGTACTCTAGTGCCAGAAGCAAGCTGTTGATATACAACGTGCACATACAAGCAGTCAGCCGGTAAAGTATAACTTACAGTGCCGTTATAGCTTACGGGGTTCGTCGCTTTTTTTAGTAGGGGTAAATCTTTGATAAACCCATAAATCTTTTGCTCAGCTTGTTTCGTAAACATAGATAGCTGCGCAGGAGAAAAAGTCATCTCAGTGATGTCTTGTACGTTTTCTTTTAATTCGTCGTATGTCATAGCCATATTATTCTACCGTCACCGTAACTGTACCTGTTTTAACTTCCATAGCCATATTAGGCCCTGTACCTACTGGGTTCCAACCCCAATCTACTGCTCGGGCACTGGTATCAGCTGAGTCTGCACTTAAACTTTGATCTGGGCGTGGGTTACGTAACGCCTCTGGATCATTGACTGGATACTCACCCTGAAAGTTTTGTGGGTGATCTTTATCCCAACACGAACTACAAGCCAGTAAACCTGTGCCCTGACGCTTAACTACAACTTCCTTCAAGTCTCGTAACTTTTCACGAAACCCGCATATATCACAGAAGCCAAACGCTTTTTTGCCAGTAGCAAACTTTCTCATTATGGGTACCCAATACGTGGTACAAATCTAGCCGCAGTCTTTTCTCTGTCTTCACCAGCAGCTAACTGGAACTGCTCATCATAAATCTGTTTTAACATTACTACCCTGTCAGACAATTCGGGCGTCTTCATAGCAATGTAATACGCTAACCCAGCCACTAGACAAGGTAAGAATCTAAATGGCATGTCCGGGGTATAGCCACCTTCACCCGCGTCTTCTATCCGTCTTAGGTAAAAGTAATGTATTTTGTAGGTAGAGTCCTTATCTGGTACCGGCCATACGTGTGCAATAGGGCCACCTAGCTGTCGATCAATCCAAACCTGTGTAGGTCTACCTTGTGTTAACTTGTTAGGAATACCTGCGTAAACACTCGCACTGGTACGTGTTAAGGGGAGATCTCTTTGTTTGGCTTGCACCCCATCATCTGTACGCAAGTTTATTTCTAAAACGTCTATAGCAGTGCTATTTAGAGAGTAGTCTAAGTCCCCTTTTGCTAGGGTAGTTGTGTCTTCCGCTATAGTCCACAGATTAATACCACGGTTCGCCCACTCAATGGTAAGCAAGTTCATAGATCTTCTAGCTGTTCTTAGGTCATACCCAGAACGCATCTCACGTCCGGCACGTTCCCACGCTTCCTCAGCAATCTCTGGGAAGTCCATGTAAAATGTTGAAGTACCTGATGTAGCCATTACTTACCTCTACGTTTTAGTGACTTGACTCTGCGTGGAGCACCTGCAGGTTGTCCTAAATTTTTCTTTTCTCTTACCTTCTTAGCCTTCTCTGCACTAGACATTTCGCCTGATGTTTTAGGAGTCTTAGAAGATATCCGTTTGCTAGGACGACAGTATGGTGTACCGCGTCCATCGCCTTTCTTTCTACCACAAGGTTTGCCTGTACTAACGTCTTTCCAGTCTTCCTTGAACCAACGTTTTAAGGCAGCGCCCTTCTTAGTTTTACGAACGCCACCTCCAGACTTGTAGTACCTACGCATTACTTTTTACCCGCTTTCTTCTTACGGCATTTAGCAATAGCGCCGGACGCATACGCAGAAGGAAAGACCTTATATTGAGACTTAACCTTATGGTAGCATGCGTCCTTTACGGAACCACCTTTCTTATAGTATCTGCGCATTATCGCATCTTACACTTACGTACGCCTTTTTTAGCAATGCCCGCACCGCGAACCTTACCACCAGACTTAGCCTTCTTAACCTTACCGCCTTTCTTCATCATAGGCATAGGTGGCTTCTTAGGAGGCATACCCATACCACCAGCAGCAGCGCCCGGACTAGGCATAGGAGTAGCTGCCTGTGCAGGAGTTGGTGGCTTAGGAGCACTAGTGTTGTTCATAGCGGCTTCAGGGCCTTTGCTCTTAAATCTTGACCCACCATCTGGACGAGTTTTACCTGCGGCTCGCTCTTGTGCTAGTTGGCGAGGCACAGTTCTATTGAACTTCAGTTCATCTGACGCAAACTTATCGCCTTTAGCTTCACGCTTCTTCTTGTTGGCCATGCGTTTATTCAAGTCCATTTTAACTTGTTTTTTGTTTGACGCATCAGCGGGATTAGCTATTTTATCCTTACTAGTTACTCGCTTTTTCTTCTTTTTGACATCGCCACCTTTTTTGTAGCCCATCTTATCTTTCGCTTCTTCAGCGTCTTTCATACCTTGTTTGGTATAAGGGAATTTCTTTCCGCCTACATTTGGCATTTTCTAACACCTCCAGCGCTTCCGCGCTTGTCTTAATCTTGAATTAGGGTCTTTTGCAGCTTTTGGAAACTTCTTCATCTGTCCAGCAGAACGTGCACAATATGACTTACGTCTAGACGCTCTCTTTCCAGTTGGCTTCTTCTCCGTTACTGCAGTTTGTAATTTACTACCGGGGTTATTTCGTCTGTACTTCGCAACACCTTTAGCAGTCATACCAGCACCAGATTTAGTGGGGCGCTTGTCCCCACTTTTCTGGCTCATACCTTTCAT